TACGGTATCAACCTACATTATCTCCCATATAAATTAAGAGCAAAACTCATGGATGCTCTATACGATATAACCAGCAATAAAAAATATGATGAAAGCACTAGATTGAGATTATCTTATGATTTATTGAATGGTGCGTCTAAATATAGATACTTCAAACCAACATTCAAGAAGTATCTGAATAGTCATGTTCGTTCACGATTCGTGCAAATAGATGCTTCTGAGTGGGATATTGCTTTGTTCCTTCCAGTCGAAAGATTTGAGAAGGCAAGTAAATCACAAGTCTGGAAAGACAGTAGGAATATGATAACATGACCTTTAGCGTTCAAAATATCGTTCAGTCACTCAACAAAAGTGGTATCGCAAAATCATCTCATTTTGAGGTGCAGATTACTGGTGTTGGTGAAACTGATATGGAAAGAGATATGATGGCAAGAGTGTCAACAGCGGCACTGCCTGGTCGAACAATCTCAACAGCAGAATACAAGATATACGGTCCAGTTCAAAAGATTCCATATGGTGCTACATATACAGATGCAAGCATGAATATTCTTCTTAGTGAAGATATGAGAGAAAAAGAATATTTTGAAAAATGGCAAGAACGAATTGCTGGAACAAATGCATTTGGACTTGGTAGAGCAAAGCACAATGTAGAATATTATGACACAATTACAGGAACGGTAAATATTCGTCAGTATGGGGAAGCGGGTCAGTTAAACAGTATTCATACACTTAGAGAAGCATATCCATTAGTAATTGGTGATGTTGGTTTGAATTGGAATGATGAAAATCCAGCAGAACTTAGTGTAACCTTTTCTTATACTGATTATAAAGTTGTATTTTATCGCTCAGACCAGCCCGGTCTTGGAGCGTCATTCTCATTCTCATTTGGCCCAGGCGGTCTTGCGGCATCTGCAAGAATCCCAGGCGTTGGAAATATTTCTGGACAAACTGGACTTGGCGTCCTTGGAAATGTAAATACACCGTTTGGTGCTATTAGATTTTAATTTTATTATAGGAGTAAATTATGGCATTACCTAAAATCTCTACGCCAGAGTTTTTTGATGTGATACCTTCCACAAATCAAGAAATTCAATATCGTCCATTTCTAGTGGGTGAAGAAAAAACACTTCTCATTGCACTAGAAGGACAAGACAATAAAGAAATCTCTAATGCTATTTTGAGACTTCTTAAAAGTTGTATTATGTCTGATGTTAATATTGATAAGTTGTCAACTTTTGACATTGAATATCTCTTTCTAAAAGTTAGAGGTAAATCTGTAGGTGAAATTATCAACGCAAGTGTTGGACACACTAGTGAAGATAGTGAGTGTAAACATAAAACAGAAATACAGATAAACATTGATGATATCAAAGTGCAAGGTGATATCAAAGATGGAAAGATTATGATTACTGATGATGTTGGTGTTAAGATGAGATATCCAACATTAGGAACAGTGATGAAAATGAAAGGCGAGGATGCTGAATCGCTTTTCAATATGATTCTAGATTGTATTGAGTATATCTACGATAAAGAACAAATTTATAATGAAGGAGACTTCACAAGAGAAGAACTATCTGAATGGGTAAATAATTTGAACCAAGCACAGTTCAAAAATATTAGCACATTCTTTGAGGAAATGCCCAAGTTGAAACATACGATAACTTGGAAATGTCCTAAATGCGGTGAAGATGAAGAAATGGTGGTGGAGGGCCTGCAAAGTTTTTTTACCTTGCGATGATACACGATTCTCTAACGAATATGTATCATATGAACTTTGCACTTATGCAACATCATAAATATTCATTAACTGAACTAGATAACATGATTCCTTTTGAGAGGAATATCTATGTGACTTTGCTAAAACAACATCTTGAGGAAGAAGAAGAAAAACACAAAGCAAGACAACGAAAGAGGTAAGTCACATGGCAGAAGATAAGAAAACCATTGATGCGGCCGCTGTAGAAGGCATGGACGCAAATGGTGATGGTCACATCTCAGCAGAAGAAATGGAGATGCATTTGGAATTTAAGAGGAAAGCACTAGAAGATGCTGATGCACAGAGAGATGCTATTCGTAAGATGGCATGGTTCTCTTTGATTGGTCTTCTAATCTATCCAATTGGTATTGCAGTAACTTCATTGCTTGGGCTAGATACGGCCGCAGAATTGATTGCTGATATCGCCCCAACATATTTTGCATCAATTGCAGTATTGGTCTCAGCCTTCTTTGGCGCAGACGCATTAAAGAAAAAGTAAGGATAATCCATGGCTGAATTGCCTGATATCAATGAACAGATAGGAAAAGACCAGATAGCAAACGAGACTGACAATCGACAAAGATTGCAGAAAAGTCTTAGAGCAGGTCTTTTGAATGTCGTTAAATCTGTTGATGGTATGCACAATACCTTGCGTGATTTGTATGAAATGCAAAAAGCAGGGTGGGATGCACAGGCAATGCAGGCTGGCTTGGATTTGGAAGCCGCTAGAGAAGCATCTAGAGGTGGTGGCCTTGGTGGCGGTGGTGATGGCGACACTACTATCAATGGTGATGTCAATCTTGATGCTGGAAAAAGTAACTCCTTTCTTGGTAAAATAGGTAAAGGTATTACAGGTGCAATTGGCGGACTATTCTCTGGACTAGGTGTTGGGGGTGGTGCATTACTTGCTGGCGCTGGTATTCTTGCAGGCGGTGCTGGTTATCTTCTTACTGCACTAAGCGACTTTGATGCAGATAAAGTTAAGCAAAGTGTTATGACACTCTTATCCATCAAAGATGAATTTGGTAGTGCTGGTGAGTTCTTCAAAGAGTCTGGAACATTCTTCTTAGCGATGGCTGGTATCGGTTTAGGTCTTGCCGCTTTTGCTTTAGGACAAGGTCTATCTGGTCTCGCTGGAGGCATGACTGAAACTTTAGATTACTTTACTGGAGGAAACTGGGCAGAAAGTATAAAACAGAATGTCTTGACACTTCTTAGTATTGGTGACGCCGCTGGTGGCAATTTAAGTTTCTTAACAGACGCCGCTTTCTTTGCGGCCGCAATGGCAGGTCTAGGTTTAGGTTTATTCTTCTTTGCTATAGGAGAAGGTGCATCTGCTGTTGGTGGTGGTATGTCAGAAACTTTAGATTATTTCACTGGTGGTAATTGGGCAGAAAGTATAAAACAAAATGTTTTAACTCTATTATCTATTGGTGATGCGGCTGGCGGTAATCTATCCTTCCTAACAGATGCGGCATTCTTTGCCGCCGCTATGGCTGGATTGGGATTAGGTCTTTTCTTCTTTGCTATTGGTGAAGGTGCATCTGCTGTTGGTGGCGGTATGGGAGAAGCGTTAGATACCTTTAGTGGCGGTAACTGGGCTGAAACAATCAAACAAAATGTTCTCACCTTGCTATCCATCAAAGATGAGGCTGGTGGTAATCTGTCAATGTTTATTGATTCTGCTGTATTTGCGGCGGCGATGGCAGGAATAGGCCTAGGTCTTGTTGCATTTGCAGTCGGTGGTGTTGCTGGAGCGGCCGCCGCTGGTGCTGGAGAAGCGGTTGATAAATTTACTGGTGGTAACTGGGCTGAACAGATTAAACAGAATGTTATCACTCTTTTAAGTATTAAAGATTCACTAGGTGGAAATTGGGAAATGTTGAAGTCTGGTGGAGCATTCTTCCTCACCATGTCTGGTATTGGTGCTGGTCTTGCGGCATTCGCATTTGGCTCTGGTGCCGCTGGAGTTGCAGAAGCAGTCAATAAGTTTGCTAGTGAAGAAGACATGGCTGATAGGATTGTCAGACAAGTTAAAACATTATTGACACTGACAGAAGAGGGTGCGGTAGCAGAAGAAAAAGCAAATATATTCAGCAGAGTGATGGGCACCATCTCAAGTGGTCTTATGAAATTTGCTGGTGGTAAATTTGTAGCAGGGCTTGCTGATGCTGGAACAGCATTCCTAAACTTCTTATCTGGTAGCGAATCACCAATTCAAGAAATGTTAAATATTGCTGATAGAGCAGATGATATTTTTGCTGGTGCTAATGCTATTGACAAGGTTGGTGAGGCACTAAACAAAATTGCTGGTTTGAAGTTTGATGGCGCTAACATCAATATGACAGATTTTGCTAATGATTTGATGAGAGCAATTCCAGCGATTGAAACTGCTATTATGGGTGGAACTGTTGGTGAAGGTTTCTTCAGTTCTGGCACAACTATCAAAGGACTTGCATCACCAGACATTAACTTTGAGCAAGCAACAAAAAGAATTAAAGAATTGCAAATGGCTATCAATCCAAATGCAATGACTGCTACGACTGGTGCAGAGATTGATGTAAGAAGTTCTGAAGTAGCGACTGCGGCCGCCGCACCGTCTGTTACGGATAATACTACAACTACAGCAATTACAAATAACACACAGAACAGTGTGCAGAGTACTACTGTTGCTTCAATGTCACCTTATCAAAGAAAAGTAGCGAGGATTGATAGAAAAAGAGCGAGACTTGCTAGACTGCAATACGGTTAAAAAAAGAGGGGGCCGAAGCCCCCTCAGTTCTTACAGGGAGTGACGGTTAATCTTCCTCTGCAAGTTTCTCAAAGAAGGAGAGTGTATCATCGTCATCATCTCCCACACTTACCGAAGCCTGTTTAGGAGCAGGCGCAGACTTTGCTACTGGTGCTTCCACAACATTATCTTCAGCAGTTGTGCGAGGTTGAGGTGATGAACCATCCAAACCAAGAACACGATTCAGTCTTGCTTGCAGTTCTGCATAAGACTTAAAGTGCTTACGGTCTAGAAAATCTTGAAGCGAATATAGTGATTCATAAACCTTTTCAAGTTTATCATCGTCACCTTCAAGAAGTGGAGATGGACTATCGAACTCAGACTTATCGTAGTTGCGATAACCTTCCACATTACGAATCTTGAGTTTCAAATCAGCACCTTCCCAAAAATCAAAGGGATTGCATGGTGATTCATCTTCAAACTCAGGATTCATAGCCTCGTTAAGTTTGTCGAAAATCTTCTTACCAAACTTATAGAGGAATACTTTACCTTCATTCTCAGGATTGCTAGGGTCTTTTACCACATAGATGTTAGAGATGTAAGACAGCCTACGCTTCTGTTTACGAGCCTGTTCCTTACCAGCATCAGTGCCGTTATTCCACAATGATGAGTTATATTCAGATACAGGGTCTTTCTCACCGAAGGTAGTTAGTGAGTTCTCAATATACCAACCGCCTGGGCCTTGGAAACCGTGATTGAAAAGACGAACCCAAGGCAAGTCTTCACCTTTTGGTTCTGGTAGAAAACGAATCACAGCGTATCCGTTACCAGCCTTATCTACGGTAGGTTGCCAGAAGCGGTCATCAGCAGATGAACCTTCAGATGGTGTATTGATTTTGGTAGTCTCTTGGACTAGTTTGCTCAAAGAGTTTGAGCGTGACTTTTTTAGTGCGGCGAAATCTGTTGCCATGTTTGTATACTCCGTATGTTTGTATGTTTGCGTATAATTGTGTTTATAGTATCATAATATAGATGCTTTGTCAAGCACTTTTTTCAAATTCGTATTCATGACCATTCACTTTGAAACTGGTCACTTGATACGAGTTCCAAGCAAGTTCTGTTTCAACTTCCTTAACTCGTTCTCTTAAAAGTTGATTCTCCTCTCGTAGTTCCCTTAGTTCACCGACATATGCTTCAACTTCGTTATTCATTGAATACCTCCAATGTTAGTTTCTTGTACTTTGCTTTGTCGATATTGGTATAACTATACAGAAACTTTGGATATTTGTCAAGCAAATTCAGAAAATTATTTAACATCATATCATCTTGCTTGCGCCAGAGTCTTGCATAATTAACCAAATCATTGAGAATTACACAAGTATTTATGTGTATTTTATTTCTCAAATATAGTCTATAGAGTAGTGGATGTCCTTTCTCAGATATGAATACTTTATCAAATTCAGACTCAAAGTCATAGATAGTCTCCAAGTCTTCCTTGTAGTTGTATGTAAGAGATTCAAGATTCTTTACATACTTCTTATATATAATCTCTCCCTTACCATTCATCATATTACCAATCCATATATCTTCTGAATCAGTAAGAATATTGGAAACGAGATATTTTATAAAGTCTTCTCTATCAAATCTTTTAGCAACCTTCTCAAATGTCCATCTGTCCTTACGAGACAGATAAGAAGACTCACTGACTTTCATCTTTCCGTTGTATCGGAAGTAGTCGTAGTTCTTTTGTCTGAAATGATTGGTTACTGCTAGATATGTTTGATACGCTTCAAATCCATTCATATTGGTAGTTTAGCGACTTTAGGAAGATAGTTCAAATCTTGTGCTTCCGCTTCAATCTTTGATTTGACTACTGCACTCAGTAACTTAGCCGCTACCTCAATCTCCATATTTTCCATTTCACAGTAGTGGACAACCGCTTCCATATACGGAATACGCTTCTCCTTTACTAATTCTTCTATCATAGTAGAAAACTTTGCTGTTGTCAATACCTCAAGCGCCATTACCAAATACCTTATTATGTGTGTTGTTTACTCGCACGAATGTTGTGCATTTTGACAAGTCTTTGATTCGTCTTGCTCCTGAGTAGGTGCAAGCAGAACGGAGTCCGCCGAGGATATCTTGAATAGTAGCATTAACTGCGCCTCTGTAGGGAATAGAGACTTCTTTTCCTTCTGCGGCTCTGTAGTCTTTGAGCCCTCCGAAATGTTTGTCATTTGCTGTCTCCGATGACATTCCATAGAATTTTACTTTACCATCTTCTACTTCACCACCACCTTCATCATGACCAGCAAGCATACCACCAAGCATTACAAAGTCAGCACCGCCCCCAAACGCTTTAGCAACATCTCCAGCAGAGGTGCATCCGCCATCTGCAATAATATGGCCACCAAGACCATGAGCAGAGTCAGCGCACTCAATAACAGCACTAAGTTGAGGATAACCAACGCCAGTTTTGATACGAGTTGTGCAAACGCTCCCAGGCCCGATGCCAACTTTAACAATGTCTGCTCCATTTAGAATTAACTCCTGTGTCATATCTGCTGTTACAACATTACCAGCAATGATTACTAAGTTTGGGTGATTCAATCGTAACTGATAGATGAAGTTACTGAATGCTTCTGTGTATCCGTTTGCTACATCTACACATAGAATTTTAATCTTACCATCTGTAAGTTCTTGCACATTGCAGAACTTCTCATAATCAATATCTGTAGAACCAATAGACATTGCAACATAGTTTGTTCTTTCCCAATGAATAGGGTCTGTCGTATCATAGTATTCTACAAGTTCATTAACCGAATATGTCTTTTTAAGACAAGTCATCATACCATGTTTGATTAGAGCATCAGCCATTTCAAATGTTCCGACACCATCCATATTAGCGGCGATGATAGGAACACCCTTAAAACCACATGGTCTAACATTATCAGGAAATCTATCTTCTCTATAGTTTCTGAATGTAAACTTTCTCTCCAAATCTACTTCTCTGCGAGACTTGAGTGTAGAGCGTTTTGGTTTAATCAGAACATCACTATAGTCAAGTTTAATCTCATTCTCAATTTGCATCTTCCCACCTGTAAAAAATATGGTCTTCAATTCGTGCAGTTCGTGTTTTCGTCTGCGCCCATGCTGGTGTTACATAGTAAGCATGATAATGTGTAGCACCTTCTGTGTAATCAATTAGATACTCATACTTTAATATGAATGCTTTTGCAAGCCATGAGATATCTTCATATACTTTAGCGTCTTGTTCAGGCACAACATCTGCTTTACCATCACAATACCATGAGAACTGACAACGATGTTTCACTGGAAATGAAATAGATGGGTCTCTCCAACTCTTTCTAGTCGGCCCTTCATAGACGACTTCACAGATAGTGTTTGGAAATCGACTATCCTTTACACGATTCATCACGACATGAGCAATAGCAAGATGCGCTACCCTCGTCTGATTTCGTGCTTCCCAATAAATGTTATCAGCAAGACAAGTCGCCTCATCCGCATACGCTGGAAAAGACAACAGAACGCTTAGTGCGATAAGTAACTTTCTCATGTTGTTAATATACACAAAAGTGTGCTGTTTGTCAATACACTTTTATCTTTTTTCCAATAACATCTTCAGAAACAGTTTTAGGTAGACAGTATGCGGTTGCTCTGTCTTTCGGGTCCATCCACTCTATGACACCATAGTTACCATATCTCTTCACTAGACGACTTGCATAGTAGTTGCACTCATTGATATCATAGAAATACATATCTTGTGATACCAAGCGTCTTTCTTCACCTGTGCCTAGGTAAACCATTAAAAGAAATACATGAATGAGTTCCATTAAAGGAGACCATTCTTAGCCGCATACAAAAACCATACTGTTCCAGCAAGCAATAATCCCATCACTATTACAGCGGCAAGTCCACCAACAATCTCTATAAACTTTTGTCTTCTCTTAGCCTGCTTATAGATTGTCTCTTGCCTCTCTTTTCTGATTCGGCCCTCCATCTTGATTAATTCATCCCAAGCAGAGGCTCCCATCGTATATTGTATAAAGGTTTTAAGGTCATCTCTCTGTTGCTCGGCTTTCTTCTTAGCGGCAAACAGTTGAATGGCCTCTTCTTCTACAGAACCAGAGAACATGAGTTTTTTGAATATTGGTGGATTTTGGGCTTGCTTTTCTGCTTCAGTGATATCAGAGATAGCAGACATCCAGCGTGACAAGTCGCCTGCCATGGATTCGATATCTCTACCGATTTCAAAACCTTTGCGAATGGCGGCGAATGCACTGGAAGCCGTGGCGGCAGCCGTAATCGGGTCTATCATTTCTAATCCTCTCTCATGATTATAATGATATAAGTAGACTATTTATTAATCAACATATCCCATAACTTTACTCCAATCCAGACCCCAATATTCACATATACCTCTTAGTTCTTGATTTTCAAGCATATCAGTTCTTAACACATTCAGATTAATAACCATTCTTTCCCAAGGTCCTTTGGTATGTCTCATCACTCTGTGCTTCATATGACAAGGAAATTCAAGCAATCTATTTTGCTTAGATTCGACTATTGTTCCATCTTCAAGTTCTGTGTATCCATCATTATCTTCTGATAAGTAAAACACAGCAGTTGTTACAACATTCTTCCATTCTTCATGGAAATGTGCATAACAGTCATCAAAGTCTGTATGCCACCCACCTAGTCTCATTTCAGGGTCAGTTGTCTGTGTAGTGAGATTTACTTTAGCCTTGATAACAGTGTGTGTATACATCTTTGCTAAAATTGGAGCAATCGTGTAAAATTTTGGACTTATAAAGAAACTGTTGGACATATAAAGCATATGAGCCAACATTGGTTTATTGTCTTGAGACTTATCTTGACTATGAAGATATGTCCATGTAAAGTCGCCATCTCCAGCATCATTAATATTATTATATACCCAATCAAATATTTCTGGATGTAAAAAGTTATCAGTTATTTTTACATTGTTATCATAAGACATCAACATCTCCATTATGAATATTCACTGTGATTATTTAGTTGTCAATTTGCTAGAGGATTATCCAGTGACCTTTGCAGTTTCTTAGACAATCTATCATCAAGTTCTTTCAATTCTCTTTCGACTTTTGCTTCCAAGTCATCCATTCTTGATGTGCTTGATTCGGAAAGACGATTTGCTTTCTCATCATAGTCGTTCTGAAGTGCATCTCTCTTGTTCTCAAAACGCTCTTCTGCATTTTGAATAATCGCACGAACCTCACTCTCAGTTTCTCTAACTTTATCTTCTACTCTATCTACTGTCTTTTCAATAGACAGAATATCATCCCTCAAATCACCCTTAATGTCTCTAGTATAGTCAACTGCTTCTTCAAGTTTTGTTTCGATAATCTGCATACGATTGTCATAGTCAGCAATCTTTTCTTCATACTCTTGCTGTTGGTCGACAAATGCGATTGCTTCCTCAACCTTTTGATACATGAGAAAACCGCCGTATAAAGCACCAATAATGGAGCCTAGAAGCGCAAGGAGCGCCGATACCGACATAAAGGTGACTTTGATACCAAGAATACGAAACTCTTTATTTTTAAGATTTTCGATACCTTCTTCTACATTTTCAAGTTCTTGTGCTAAATCTTTATCAGACATTTTTGGACTCCAGATGATTTTCTATCACTGGCTTCCATTCCCACTTAGGCACAACACTCCAATACTCTTGTGGAGTGGTGATTGTTTCTGCCCATTTTTGATTGATTACACGATATTCAAAGTATAGGTATGTTACCCATGTCAACGCTAGTGCTACTAATATACCACATCCAAGCATATATAATTTTTGTGCTTTTGTGAAGTAATGGTCTTCATTCCATTCACTCATTTCCTCTCTCCCACTCTCTCTAACCTGTCTCTACTCAGGATTATTTTGTAGACTTCTTAATCTCCTCAGTTCCTCTTCAAGTTTCATCACCTCAAGTCTTTTCTTCTTCAACTCAAGTTGATATAGCGTATTACAATTGATTCTTTCTTTTGGACCGTCTAGTGGTATGATAACTCTTGCATAGACACCAATGTCTCTTGATGAATTTCCTATTGTGTTACTATTGCTATCAAAAGGACTTTGATAATTGTCTATGATACCAGTCACACCAAATTCAAAATTTGTTGCACCACCAATAGCATTAGAGCAATCTAAATCACCAGCACGAAATTTATCAGAAGAGTAGTTACTCGTTCCGTTTGGTAATTGTAAATTTAATGAACTGCTTTCAGCGAATGCTGTGGTGGTGTATAACAGAGATAATATAACTGCAAGTTTTTTCATTCCCTAACCTAATCTCGCTTGAATCTAGAACATATCTTTGATGATATAGTCGTAGGTTTCAAGTCCTCAGTTCTCATCTTAGACCTAGAACAAACATACTCAGCAATATCTTTATCTTTCTCTCTGATATAAATGTCAAATTTTACACGGCCTAGGTACTCAATATTAACTATTCTATATTGAGATACAAATGGTATTGGTTTCCAGTCTTTGTCGAACACGCCTATTTCATAATATTCAACATCATTCCTTTTATTGAAAATCTCCATACTGGTGACTAACAAGTCATTCATATAGGAATATTTCCATTTAGGATATGTAGGTGTCATCTCATGGGCAAATGCGCCATGAGAAAACAATATCAACCATAGTGTAATAACATATTTATACATATCACTTCGCTATACACACCGCTTCTACTGTTGCGGTGTATGTGCCGCCTGGAAATGCTTTGTTTCCACCGTAGGTAGCAACTGAAGTTGATGTAAACCAAGTAGAACCAGATGCAGTCAAATCAAACTGTGTAGTCTGACCGAATGTGGTTTTTCCTGTTTCATAACCAGCCATGTTTGTCGCATCACTTACAGAACTAACAGATGTTGAACCAGTCCATGTTACAGTGTCGCTTAAAGAAGGACTCTGGTCGAATGAAGTTGGTGTAGTAATCTGTGCATAGTATGCATCAGCAAGTGTAACATCGTAACGAACAATAGGCTGAACACCACCGTCAGTAGCGGATGTAGTCAAAGTATATGCATTTGGGTTTCCATAGACGCCTGGCGTATCAGTTGTGATTACACAACGAGATTGCACAGTTCCTTCAATTGGAACTTCTGCGGCATATACTGATAATGAAAATAAACTCATAGCAAAAATTGTAATTGCTTTTTTGAGCATTTATTTCTCCTAATTATTGTACTGCTGAGATACCATTTCCTCATGCAGTAGTTGTTGTGCTAAACCGTTTCTTAAACCTTTTTTATTATCATCAATTTTCTTATCTACTAGTACAACCGTTTCTTTATATTCTCCACCCTTTAACTGGGCCGCATAATAAGCATTCATCTGTATTGCATTGTTCATAGATGCTAATATTTGAGATTGAGCAAATGCTTCAGCAAATAGTGCAGAGTTATCAACTGCGGCTAATGCTTTCTCTAATCGCATTTCTTTCTCTTCTTCACTTTCCTCATCTAGTTCTGATTGTTCTTCCTCTTCATATATGTCATCATCTGTTTCTGCGGTTGCAATAATAACAGCATCATCTTTAGTTGCATCATACAAACTATTCACATCAACCGTTTCCACTTCTGGTGGTTCTGGTTGCTGATAGCCAGGGCAACTTGGACTAAACTGCGGGTCATAACAAGGGTCAACCTTATAACTGTAAATCACAGTTCCATCTTCTATAGTGCCGTCACCTTCTATCTCAATAGAACCATCACCCCATAACTGTCTTGGTATGTCACCTATTCCAATAACTTTTCTTACTTCAATTCCACCTTGTGCGCCTGACCAGTCTTCTGTATCTCTGAAGATATATCCAGTTCCATTAGCATTTTCATTCTGCACATGAACCTTCATATCCGCTTCAGTTTCTTTCTGAGGCGTATAACTGTAAATCACACCATTGATATCTAGTCCAGGCGGTGCTGGTAATATATCGTCCATACTCCAAGAATAACCAGATGATGCGGCGTTTCCTGTAGTGCCGAAGTAGGGAGTTACACTCTCAGAGTAAGAGTAAGAAGGTAAGCAAACCACCGATACCATAAGTAGCAGTTTCTTTAGCATCCAATCCCTCATCTTTTCCCTGTCTCTCTTCTTCTTTAATTAGTTCGTGTGTTTCCCAACCAATCCTAGCGGCTTCACCAATTTCTCCTTTATATGGACATGGTGTTCCAGCCATCATCATTGCATCAAATACTTTCTCATCTTGACACATTACAGATACGGCTGCAACTTTCATGCCCATATCGTAAAGTGTCTTTGCATTTTTCAATCTCATACAGTTTTCTTCAGTAAATGTTGTGCCTGCCGAGATACCTAGAATCTGTGTCTGAACAGCACCAGCAACACCAATCGTACATAAGTCACTGTTGTTACCACCACTAAACTGTGGTGAGATAGCAGAAGGTGGTGGAGACTTTACAGTCGTTGTCATTTCACCGTTTGTTGTGATTGTGCTGTTACTAGTTGATTCAGTCACAATCGGTTCAGCGTAAGATGCACCAATCCCCATCAGAATGATGCTGAGTGTTAAGAATATTCTTTTAATCATGGTTAAACTCTCTATAGTGAATACTTCACTCATATGTATTCTTTTAAGTATTTATGCATTGTCAAAGTTTTGACATAGTAAAAAAAATGACTAGGATGCTAGTCATTATTACGACACATCCTAGTCATTGTTTATACAGCAGAGCAATCAAATAAAGCGATTGTTGCTTGGTCTACAGTGCGTCCACCTATGACCTTCTCCTTTGTTGTGACAGACTAACCGTTGGCCTGTGTGGGTCTATTGAGCGACCAACCTATAAGGCGTCACGGGCGCATATTCTCAATTAGAGATAGAGGCTATCCCGTGACTTCAAGTTGCCAGATTCTGTTTCGAGGCTCTGGCGGGCCCAGAGATTATGCCGCTAGGCGCATCTCAGGTGCAAAGTTATCGTTTGCATTTGCTTTTTTCATTGCGGTTATGGTCGCTTTCGCACCAGTTCTCCACTTTCCTACTAACTGTCAGTCGAACCTAGTTCGCCCCCATCATAAGCACATGGCCAATAAATTGTTCAGATATTGAACTCTTACTAAAAATGGTAGCATAGCCACTGCTATTAAAACCACTATTAAATATATTATCCAAATTTCTCTATCCATGTGTTTATGGTGGAGGCGATGGGTACTGCCCCCATGTCCTGTCCAGCGTCCGAATTGCTTCATCGAACATCTATATTTATACTATAAAGAACCTTTGATGTCAAGAGGCAATTGAATCTTTTGGTTTACAGACATATGATACAGTATCCCAATCACCGTCTGGTGGTATTGCAACATACTGCACCAACATTTCACGACATTCTTCTTTTGTATCAAACCACTGCACATCTTGTGTCAGACAGTTGCTACCCATGCAGACTGTCAATAGTATGTGCCAGATAACATCCATATTAAGTTCCTTCCATTCCCAATAAAAGTTTATTCAGCATCTCTTCTGTAATATCTGAATCAAACCTATCTCCATAACCAACCACACAAGTCCATTCAGTTCCAACTTCTATCATTAGCCATCTACCCTCTTTGTTCATATAGAACACAATAGGAACTTCAAATGTTTCCATTTCTGAAGTCGCACCATATCCAACAGCAATGAAAACTGGTTTCAATTCATTAGGAAACACATACGCTTCATACACCTCTATTGGTGTTGCACATTGGACTGGTTTTGATTGCCATACTGGATTTGCTTGTGCTGTATTACTAAGAAGCCCTGCCAGCAAAAAACTTAGTAAAATCTTTCTCATGGTGTTGTTCCTTATAAAGAGCAATCGTTTCTATACAGTCATGTATATAATTGTCTCTTTTCTCTACGAACACCTGAGGCTCTTCATCATCGACCGCTATGAGAATTACTATCTGGTCTACAGGTATTCCTGTACGCTCTTCGTACATTACACAATATGCAGACGCTTGTTGAAAGTAATTAGAAATCCATTCTTTCTTTTTTAGTTTGCGTGATGTTTTGAAATCAATCACAGACAAACGGCCATCAAACTCTGCTATACAATCAACTCTACCAGCAACACCAAGATAGTCTGAATATAATGTTGCTTCTTGAGTATGTATATTATTTATATGCGAATCCAAAAAAGGCTTCAAAGTCGCAAACATTTGCTTGTCGACCGGCATTGTTTTCTCGTTGATGTATGGCTTATTGTTTAGATAGTCTTCACACATCTGATGAACATTTGTTCCTCTACGAGCCGCTTGTGTGGATATCTTATTTGCTTCTTCTTCACCAACTCTTTTTCTCCACTCCATAATTGCTTTCTTAGAGAGTATTGATAGAACAGTTGTGATAGATGGATATTTTTCACCAGTAGGCGTCACATAGTAACGCCCACCGTTGATTGTTTCTGTTTGTATTTCTGGTATCTCTATGGATACATGATTAAATGTCATTTCATATTAAGATTCAACTTAGAAATAATATATTCCTTAACCAAATCACTCCTTACAATGTCTTCCCTGTGGTACTCTATAAAATCGAATAACTTCATGGTTTTAATAATTTTCATGAAGTCTAGTATTCCTTGTCGTTCATCATCCCATCTAAAATCAGATTGTCTAAAATCACCACAAAAGATTACTCTACAGTTATCACCTAATCTTGTAATTACGGAGTCCAACTCCTGATATGTCATGTTTTGACATTCATCTACTATAACAATACTGTCGTTGAATGTCAAGCCTCTAACAAAAGATGTGGTGGTGAATTGAATTTGATTTCTAGATTTCAGAACTTCGTATGCATCGCCTCTTCCAAATAATTCATTAAATATCGCATAATATGGTGCTTCGTAAACTCTTGCTTTTTCTTTTACTGAGCCAGGGAGAAATCCCATGTCTCTGGTGGGAACTACACTACGAACAATCTGTAGTGTTTCTTTTTCATCATACTTATCTATGATGTCTCTAATTGCCAGATATGCTGATATAAAGGTTTTTCCCGTGCCTGCTACTCCATGTAGCATCATATGTTTTCCACTTAGATATGAATCAAAAACCTTTTGTTGTGTGTCAGTCATTGGTTCGATATCATATAGATGTAAACCGTTTTGTTTTCTCTTTGCTTGTTTGTTTAACCTTTTCTTTTGTCTGTGAGGGATATGGTAAATATTTTCGTCATAGGCAATAGAGATGTTATCGGGCATGAACGCTCCTTTGTTGTTATAGGTCCATTGAATACTTACCCTTTCTCACGCCATGCTTTTCCAGAACAGCCGCAGTCTTAGCCGATTTGCTTGTGCGACCACCTACTCTGTCTGCTAATGTTGAAGTTGGATGGGCCTCTGCAATTCGTGAAAGGTTCTCCTTCCAACCATCATCGTTCTTAGGCATTCCAGCAATCATATTCATTCGGGTAATGAGTTGTCTGATGTGAGGATTATCAGTCAGATACTTTTCACGGTCACTCATACTCATAACTTCAGTAAATTTCTCACCAGTTCTGGTGTCTTCAAAATCATATGTAGGCATAATATCTCCTGACTAATACTTTTATTTATATGGTTACAGCATTCCAAATTTCACCACTTAAGAACACGGATTCCACCACTCAGGAATATTTCTGTTTGTCCATTTTGCGAATGATGCTTTGTATTTATTGTAGTAATCACGATATGCTTTAATGCTATCGCTTGTCTTTACATCATCAGGCATTGCTTGTGTAGGTTGAGTCTTATATCCAACTGATATGTTTAGTGGTGGATACTTTAGATATTCATCGTATTTCTCACAAGCATGGTGTTTACCATATCTGTGAGTATACTCTTTCAGCAGTTCTTTCCACAGACAATATAACCAGTTGTAGTTGTTATTGCTAGAACGAGTCCAAATATTTGATGGATGATTGACATGAGACGCTTTCATCAATGCTTCTTCAAAAGTAGGATTGTTCAGTTTCCATCGTTTGATTTTACGACCGTTCTTAGTTTGCCCGTAGTATTCTTCACCATCTAATACACGATGTGCTGTTGACATAAGTTGTGCATATTCAATAATCATCTTGACACAGTGCTTATCACAATGCATCTCTGCACAAGTCTTAGGCTCTGAATGTAGATAGAAAATATTCATAATATAAAGTCCTGTATAAATGCTACGACACCCATAATAAACACAACCACAATAAATGTCTGTGCCATTCTAACTGCTATGTAATCACTCATCATCAACCACCAATATAATGTTACCACTCATTGTTACTCTGTAATCATCTCTTTTATTAGGTAGAACATAATGACCTAGAGAACTAGGAAAGATTAATAGTGTGCCCTCTTCTTGTTTTGGTATTGAGGTGTGGGCCCAGACGAAACTATCTTCGTCCTCATATTTGAACAATGTTCCAAATAAATTTGACATATGATTTAGAGATGATTCGTAAGTGAAAACAAAACTATCATCATCGAATGTTCTCAACATATATGCAAAACTAAAATGTGGTGGAAAAGACAGATGCCCACCTAGATGGTTGTGTGCTTCTTGATAGTCACCCTTACCATATCTATTCATCCAACTAGAGATATCAAAACTCCAATAACCATGCGGATTGAACAGTTTCATATATTCTTTGAAATGCTCTGCGACATCATGAGTAATTTGATTTATTGGAAGTTCATGTTGTCTCAAATTACCAATAGTGCTTTGTGTTTTTGATTTCCAGTTCTCTTGAACTGTCCAGTATGAATCATCACCAATAGCGTGTTTTATACTTTCAAGATGCTCTGAATGATTATCCATACGAGAATTATATACTGGAAATCCACCAAGTGTATTAATCACCAACAACTCCTACTCACAGGCAAAGATTCCATATGGTCGATATAATCCTTGTCGTTTATCCAGATTCTAATCCAGCGTTCTTCAAAGATAACGCCTTCTCGTTCAACAAAGCGAGAATAGGTTTCTCTCTGAACACCAGTTTTGTCTGAATGGAGTCCTTCTTTGAAAGGACCTTCAGCAATTTCGGTCATTCTACCAACCTTCCATCATCTCTTTATATTCTGCTTTTACACAATCAGCAAAGAACATTCCTTTTTCTTCCTGTGCTTTCTTCAGCAGTTCTGCTAGAGTGACTTTCATTTTTCCTGTTTCATCCATGTATTCCCAAACAAACTCTTGGGCATCCATCATGAATCCTTTGACTGCTCCCATAATTTACTCCTTTTCAAAAACGAATCAAAAGTCCTTTTTACTTCTATTATTACCATACCTAGTTAGGATTGTCAAGGGCTTTTTTGATATATTCTGGCAATTCTACACCATCTGCTCTTAACTTTATAAAGGTGGCTATGATACCATTTTCTACTCCTGCCTTATGACCTGCTTTATATGAAAAATAAGAACAGGCAAAAATAAAAGCAAGAAATACGATTTCTATCATAGGGATTTTTCCAATCCATATTCTAGTTGTTGATATTCATCCACCCAAGTTTCAAACGCATCACGAATGATTGTCAAGTCTCTTTCATATGGTGAGATGTCTAATGTCTTTAACTGAGCATACTTATTTATGATAATACCACTATCATACTCTTCTTGTTGAACAAACTCATAAACGCTCCAATCCCATTTTTGAAATCCATCAGAGTCGTCATGAATAAATTTACCTAGAGTAAATCCATTGTAATTGAACTCAGGGTCGAAATCAGTATTTTCACTATACAGCATTTTTTAACCTTTCAATCTGAATGTCTTTAGCGCCTTCTTTCTTCAACTCACAAGCAAGTTTGAATGCTTCTTTCATGTTGACGCATTTGATAAACTTGGGAACATAAAGTCCTTTCAGAAAACCTTCTGTTTTCAACTCATCCCAAGAAACTT